TCTACCCTTGATACTTAAACCCATAGATTGAATCCAACATACATCATACATTGCATTGTGAAATATTTTTACAGCATCAGTATTTAAAACATCTTGAAACCATTTAAGAACCATAGTCCTATCCATGTTTCCACCACCGCCATGAGCGATAGGATAATATCCACACCAACCTTCAACAGCAACTGCTATACCAACAACTTCTCCTTTACCAATAATTGCTCCAGATCCCATCTTAGTTAGTTCAGGATCCTTAGTTTCTAAGTCAATTGCAATCTCATCATACTTTGATAGATCAGGAAATTCTTCTGGTGGTAGCCATTCTGTTTGTGGTTTAAATATTATCTTCTGCATTTTTATTTATCCTTTTTACGTTAGTTAATTGTTCCATATCCTGAAAGGGAACCATAGTGATTTTATCAAGTCTACCTTCACGTTGATAGATTTGATAAATTCCTTTTCCTTTTTCAAAATTTTTTTCAGTTAATTTTTTAGTAACGTGATCTAACAATTCTTGTCTTTGAATTAAAAGCCAATGGTCAGTTCTTTCAAATACTATGTAGTCTGCTTTACCTTTTACCCAACCAGGTTTACCTCTAACATTAGTTCCTTCAACCCAAGCAATATCATCTTGCTTTTTATTATCCCAACGATTTACTTTCTTCATACCTTTGACATCAAACTTTAAAAGCTTACCATCTAGTGTACCTTGTACATCCCAATGCTCATGCATATCTTGATAATCATTAGCCCATTTTGGGTCCTCTAAATTTTTAGCAAAGTTTTGTTCTATTATTTTTGCTCTTGCTCTAAACTCTTGCCAACTCATGAATAGTCCCTCTCTAATATCATTTCTAAATAATGTATTGCTTTTTCTATATCTTGTTCTTTTCCTTTTGACTGGTGTCTGCAAATATATTTTATAGCATTGCCCTCAGCAAATAATAATTTGTTTTCATTTATAAATTCTGCTGGTTGAATTTTCATCGAACGGTAGTGCTTCCCGCCAACCTGTTCATCTAAAGAATTGTATGTTGTTCCTTTAAACATATCTTTGTCTGTCATAATACCTCCTCCATTGGGTAACATTTGCTATCGTCTTTTGGTCTTATAATATGTAAGTGTTCCTTTGTTCTAGTTGCACCTACGTAAAATAATCTTGTTTCATCATCTTGGTTCTTGTCATATGATTTTTTTGTATTAAAGGTAAGATCAGTAAGTAAGACTACGTTGTCTTCTTCACCACCTTTAGCACTATGAATGGTTGATAGTTTGATCCGTGGTTCTTGATTCAACATCTCTCCATTACGTTTCATACGTCTTATATAAGTAATTCTTTTCTCTCCAGCTTGATCAAAAGCTTCGTACCAAATCTCATTAGTTTGAAGTCCATAGTCATTATGTAATTGGTCATAACTATACAATCCATTCTTCACCATTGATTTTAATTTATCCTTGTTCCATTTCTCTTTACTGATGTACTTTGAAATATTTTCTATTTGTTTTGAATCAAGCATCTGTCCTTTAATTAAATATTCCCAGTTGGTTGCAGCGATTTGAATATCTTTTTCATAAAGTTTTTTAAATCTATTCTCGTAATAAAAACCTTTGTCTCTTAATGTTTCTTCTAGTGCATCCAACATTGATCTTGTTCTAGTTAGCACTAACCATTTACCTGTTGACATATCTACATCTTCAAAGTGATCATAAGAACTTAACTTTCCTTCGTGTTGTTTAGGGTTCCAATTTTTCTCTACTCTATTATTAACTCTACCAATGATCGAGTTTGCTAATTCATGTATCTTTCTTGGAACTCTTCTAGATTCTTTTAGTTCAATAATATTTCCTTTTTGTGCAATGAATGAATCAACATCTGCACCAGCCCATCTAAACACAGCCTGGTCATCATCTCCTGCAATAAAAGAATCAACTGTTTTATCAGTAATATGTTTAACCATATCCCATTGCATTAAAGATAAATCTTGAGCTTCATCAATAAATACTACATCAAAGTTTGGTGACTTTTCTTCTTTGATAAAATTTAAAATCATATCGTTGTAGTCGATAAGATTATATTCTTTTTTATATTGTACTAATTGTTCACTTAAATGAACTAGAGTTGAGTATTCAACATCTTGATTGTGTTCTTTTAAATTATACTGTTCGTCGATTGTAATATTTCTAAGTTTAGCTAAATTAATTATTCTAAGATAATCACTTTTCGTTGAAAACAATCCAGTCTCTTCTTCATCATAATCATTATAGTCTAGAAACAAATGTTCTTTTCTTCCCAAATCTTCGTAGTGTCTCTTCTGCATTACTTGATTCTTTTTTAAACCCAATGATTTAAAAGCTAACGAATGTAGTGTTCTAAAATATGGAAGATCGTCTTCTTCTAAATTAAATTTTTTCATTGCTCTTTCTTTAGCCTCATTTGCAGCTTTCTTTGTAAAAGCAAAGTAACCAATTCGATCTGGATTAGTTGTCTTTAGATATTCATCTACCTTTTCTAATAATGTGTGTGTCTTTCCTGTACCTGGTGGGCCGAATACAATTGTCTTCATTAATAAGGATCCTTTTCTTTTAAGGTCTTAGGTGTATGAGTTTTATCTGGTTTCTCAAATGCATCTACTACCATAATTGTTGGTCTTTTCTTACCAATTACAATTCGATCATCACTACAATCACAATATTCTTTCAACATTTGTTGTGTAACTTGTGGTTTCTCTGGCCATTTCTTTCTAAGTAAATGTCCATGATAAAATTTATGAAATATAAATTTATGTTTACCTTCTTCTGTAAATACATTTCCATTTAAAATATCTTTCTTAGTAGTTTCTGCTGCAGTTCTGTTGGTACAAAACTCTTCTAAATGTTCTTTTAATTGATCTATCATTGAAGAACCTACTGGTGCTTTGATTATTTCAATACCTTGAAGTAACATATCAGTATACTTTTCAAATTCTTTGACCGTGATCCGTGGTGGTTTCTTATTGATTTGTTTTACAACAGTTCTTCTAAACAATCTTTGTTCCATTAAACAATCGATGTTGTCTAGCTTTACTCTATCCCCATCTACATTAACCCAATAATAAGGTTCATCTAGTTCTACTTTTTGTAGATCAGATAGTATTGGAAATACTGCGTCTCCACCAATACCATATTTTCTTGTTCTACATAATTTTTTATCACAATGATTACACATTGGATCTTCGTTACATTTAAAACCTAAATCTTTACCATCATTAAATTTTATTTTACCTTGAACAATTCTATCTTCCAAAGGTCCTGAAGGATGTTTTTCAAAGTATTTATAATTAAATGCATTAATTTTTGCTTGCCAACTATCTGGCCATTTTCTTTTTGCATATTGAATATATTGATAAATAATTCTATCTCTACCATCTTTAATTTCTGTTTGTGTTAATGATTCTAGACAAGGTGGACCATCACTAAACTCAGAGTCAGGTCTTTTAATTGTTAGTTTTTCTAATTGTTCTGGAGTAAGTTTATATAAATCATGCAGTAAATAAAAACGTTCCAGATTAACAGCTTCACCTTGATCATTAAAGCAATATCTTGTTGTTTTATCACCATTAAAGTATGGTAAATTTAGAAAGTTTCCTGTATCATCTTTGGATTTTAATTCTATTTGTTTTGGAAATACTTCTGATCCGCCGTAACCCAATACTGCACTAACAGATACTAACTTATCTCTCATTAGTTTTGCTTCAACAGGAACTGTTGTAAAACAGAATACATGTGCACCACCTGACTTAGATCTAAATACTAGTAAAGGTAAATCTAAACTTTTAATTTTATCTATTAATTTTTTGTGATCAAAACCTGCATAAGAATCAATATCAACACAACCCCATTTACAAGTATTATCTTCGTTAATCGGTATGATACCTAGACTAGGTTCTGCACCGTTTAAATGGTCTTGCCACATATTATCTGTGACCATACCTCTTTGTACAAAAGATTTACCTTTGATCTTTTGACCATCGGCACCTTTCTTGTCTACGTATGTCATACCATACGCACGTTCTAATCCTGAGAATATCTTTTTAAACTTTTCCATAATATTTAAGCGGGCGGGTCCACTCTCGCTTTACCGCCCACTACCTAGGATACTGTTTAGTATGGTGATTTTTCTGTTGTCTCAGTTTCAGAGTCGTGTTTAATTTCAACCTCACCTTTGCCAACTTTTTCAGCAAAGTCTTTAGCGATATTATAAACACTAACGTCTGATACAGGTCCAATTTTAGTTACATCCCAACCAAACCATGTTCCTTTATCATTAGTCATTTGAACTGACTTTAGATTATAAACGTGGCTAAATGTTGGTGGAGTAAATAAACCGTTTTTACCCTGCATCTTTATAGACATCATCATAGAGTTCCAAGTTCTACTTACTTTCAACTGCGTTCTTGTCATAGACAATAAAGCAGTAGATGGTACTGACCCTAAAGTAACAACAAAATGATTTGCTGTATTCTCAAGATAGTTACCATTAGGTAGCCTGTCTCTATTCATTTGGTCTCTTGTAGATGTTTTAACAATAGGATCTTCTATTGAGTACATCTTTACAAGACCTCCGCCTTCTCCTCTATCTTTCCACTCAAGAAATTTTCTATTGTAGAAAGCAGGGATTACATTAACTCCTCTTTCACCATTAAATAATTCTTTAGTGACAGAGTTTAATATCATCCCAGGTTCTGCGCCTTCAACGTATTTACCATCTCTCTTATTTATCTCTGGAGATAACTGTCCTAAGACTTTAAGAAAGGGTAAGGCAACATCGTCCTGACCAATATTCTGTGCTCCTGCGTTAGCATCAGCTTCAAACATATTTGTAGCCAATGCACCTTCTTTTTTTTTCGTAAGGTTTGTTTCTTTTGACATGATTATTTTTTCCTTTTTATTGTTGTCTTATTTCCAACAAAGATGCTGAAAATTTCCGTAGGCATTTCTTGACCTGCCTCAATACGTTGACGGACCAACGCTTTTAGAGTCATGGGTTCAACCTTTAATTTCTGCGCAGGTTGAAGACCCTGACTCTTTGCAAGTTCAGCATATTCTGCTGCCTTGTTGTCTTCTCCACGGCCAAAAGATACTACCATTTCGTTTTTGATAATGTCTCCCAGACCATTTTGTCGAAGCCAGTTAAAAGCCGATTCTCTATTAGCCACTGTAATGGTAGCATTATAGAACGGCTTAACATCAATCATAGAACCATCCATTAGTTTAAGTTGGGATAGACCCATCTCAGACATCATAGTAGGAATTACCTCTGCTGATATAACGTCTAAATCTTTTTTCTTTTTCTTTAAGTTCTCTTCGATACTCTCTATTTCTTTTACTAGAGATTCCATCTTCTGAACTTCATTAGATAGTGATTTTATATTTTCACTCTTATCTAATATATCTGTTTTGTCTTGCTCAAAGTTTATATTATTCATCTATTTCTCCTCTTTCATATAAGTGTATTTCTATTGGGTAGTATTTTCTTTCTTGTTTGTCCCACTTTAATACTTTAAATTTACCGTGGGTAATATCAGATACAATAGAACATGCAACACCTATAATTGCAGGATCTCCTGTAAGTAGTAAATAATCTCCTACCTTAAAATTTTTTAAACCTTTTCTTAATTTAAAAATTAATGGGCCAGGAGAGAAAATCATTTGAGAAAATTCTGGTAACAAAAATTTAAATTGTCCATAGTTAGACGCACCCATAATATTTATTTTAGGGTTGCCCGACTGTGTACCAGGAATTTCCTGAATAACATATACAACTGGTGTATGTGTTTTTACTATATTTTCATATTTCGTACTTTCTGACATTGACAAAACATATAACATCAATTATATAGAAGTCAATACAGAAAGAAGAAAAATATTTATGAATTATAAATTTAAAACGAAGCCGTATGCACATCAATTAACTGCATTGGAAAAGTCATGGAATAAAGAAAGCTATGCTTATTTTATGGAGATGGGTACAGGTAAAACAAAAGTATTGATTGATAATATGGCAATGCTTTATGATAAAGGTAAAATAGATGGTGCTTTAATTATTGCACCTAAAGGTGTTATTGGTACTTGGTATAATCAAGAAATTCCAACACACTTACCTGATCACATAGACAATAAGGCAGTAATGTGGCAAGCAAATATTACTAAAAAACAAAAAGAAAATTTAGATGAATTATTAAAACCAAATAGTAAACTTCATATTTTAATTATGAATGTCGAAGCATTAAGTACATCTAAAGGTACAGACTTTGCAGCATCTTTTCTTAGAACTCACAATACAATTATGGGTGTAGACGAATCAACTACTATAAAAAATTCTGCAGCCAAAAGAACTAAAAATATTTTAAGTCTTTCTAAATTAGCAAAGTATAGAAGAATTATGACAGGTTCTCCTATTACAAAAAACCCATTAGATTTATATAGTCAATGTGAATTTCTTAGTCCATGGTTATTGGACTTTGCATCGTATTATGCTTTTAGAAATAGGTATGCTGAAATGAAAACTATTCATGCACAAGGTAGATCAATACAAGTTGTAAACTTTTTTAAAAATATTGGCGAGCTATCTGATAAACTAAAGGGTTTTTCTTATCGTGTACTAAAAGAAGATTGCCTAGATTTACCTGATAAAATTTATGTCAAAAGAAATGTTATTCTTACTGAAGAACAATCTAAGTTGTACAAACAGATGAAGACTATGGCTCTTGCTATATTAAATGGTAAGCAAACAACTACGGTTACAGTTCTAACCCAGTTAATGAGACTACATCAAATTACTTGTGGTCATTTTACTGCTGATGATGGTAGCACTCAAAATATTAAAAGTAATAGAATAACTGAACTAATGAATGTCTTAGAAGAGGTAGAAGGCAAAGCTATTATCTGGGCTAACTATCAAAAAGATATGTCTGAAATTAAAAAAGCTATTGAAAAAGAATATGGTGAAGGATCCGTGGTCGATTATTACGGACTCACTCCACAAGAAGATAGGCAACCTAACATTAAACGTTTTCAGGAAGATCCTGAATGTAGATTCTTTGTTGGTACTCCTCAAACAGGAGGTTATGGTATTACATTAACTCAAGCAAATACTGTTGTATATTATTCTAATGGTTATGATCTTGAGAAAAGATTACAGTCAGAAGATAGAGCACACAGAATAGGTCAAAAAAAATCTGTAACATATGTTGATTTAATCTCAGAACAAACTGTTGATGAAAAAATAGTTAAAGCTTTACGTAAAAAAATTAATATTGCATCAGAAGTTATGGGTGAAGAGTTAAGAGATTGGATATAAGTTTTAAGAATGGGATCTATGAGTACCCTTGAGGCGAGTGGTAGCGTCTCGTTTTAACAAACGCCGTTGGTTCGGTCCATACGATCCCTGGTTTTCATTACCGTTAAACCAACAACTGCCACATTAAATTAGATCTACTGCTTTTCCAATAATTGGTTTGTATTTAGTTTTTTTATCTTCACGATATGCTCTTAAATATTGATGTCTAGGATTAAAAGGTATGTAGCTTGCGTGAATCCATCCCGAATTAGGTTCGCCAGGAGTGTAGTACTCGAGGATCAATTGATCTACCTCACAATTCATTTTAACCCAGTCTGCTACTTCAGCGTTGTCGACTCCAAGACATTC